CATGAGTTCTAACCTTTGTTTGCTTCTGATGTGTTGAGTATAGTGGCTTGCTGTGATGGTGTCAAGTGATCTTTTCAATCGCGGTGGCAATGAGCCACAAGATGAACACCACGATAGCAAGGATGAGGATGATGAACATGAAGTGTATGAACAGCATGAAGGGCCAGAATAGAAGGTAGACCCAGGTGATGATGTGTCCCCACTGTGTTGCTGTGATAGTCAAACTGAACAGGCCAGCAGGGGCCAATAGCAGACCAACCACGTAACCAATCACCAGGTAGAAAAGAGTGCTGAAAATCTGTCCCATGTTATTTCTTCTTGTCCTCAGTCGTTGAAGATGGTTGCAGTAAGCCCTTGGCCTGGGCTGACATAGTGAAACGCCAGGATGTCTTCTCCGCCAGCGTCACGCTCGGTTTCGCTGAGAAGAAACAGACGAGTGTTTCCGGTACGCGCGCTGCGGATATAAAAGGAACCGAGGCGCTGTCCAGGCCGGAGGCGAAGTTCGCTGGCTTCAGCTGTGAACTTTTTCGCTTTCACACTGTAGTCGAACCGGCGGCTGGAAATCTCAAACGCCATCACATTGCCTCCGCTGCGGCGACACGGATCATCACCGACTCAGGATAGTCAGCACGGCTCTCAGGAAGGGTTTTCCAACCAAGAAGTTCTTCGATCATCTCATGCCACATATACGGATGGACCGGGTTGTTGAAGTCTTCCTGGTTCAAGATGATCGTTTTCATGTCTTATCTCCTTTGCTTACAATACCAATATAAGCGAAGTGTCTTGGTTTGTCAACCTTTTTTGGATGAAAACTTTCCTTTGATTTCTTTTAGATAACGTTCAGACATGATTTTGTTTGCTTGGTATCCTGGATGCTCGCCATCTTCTGCTAGTGGGTGCTTTCTTTTGAGTTCTGGTACATCAAAAAGATACGCTATGTCTATTTGATTCCATGCGGTTTTCGACAATTGTTGATATTCTTCAGTGGGCCAGACCTGGTTCATAATATATTGAACTTTGAGGTCTTCCAAATGATGATGTATATGATTAGCTCTTCCAAGAAGGTCTAGTGCTGCATCGTAAAAAGTAAACATGTCGCCATAAAAAATCTCTAGGAAGTTTTTGTCAACTGGTACATGTTTCTGTTCCAACATACCACCACGTAAATCAACACGAGTGTTCACATCAGTAAAAAAGCAATGCCTGGTGGTATACGTCCATTGAATAACAACCAAATCCCCGTCAATAAAATGTGTATCCATGACTGATCGCCAGATTGCTTTATTACTGCCTCCTGGTATTCCGTGGTTGACTAATTCAATGCCTAAATCATCCGCAACCAACTGTGGCCAAATAAGTTTTTTATTTTCAACACCATAGCCAGCAACCATACTACAGCCATATGCATGTAACCTTTTGAAATCCATGATCAATCTAGAGAAATATCCTCTAGTCCTGCTGTGCGAAGTTTAGTTATGTTGTTGATTTGAAAACTTTTTGCATCAAGACCCTTCATCACTGCCAAATACTTGTTTCGGACGAGCGCAAACTCGTTGACGATATGTTCCATGTCAATATAGTCTTGCTCGCCCTCAGCAAACTTGTCAGCGTCACGGCTGCTCAAGGCCTTATTGTAGTGTTCAAGGTATTTGCGATAGTGCTTGCGATGCAGTTGACGAAGTTCAATATTGAGATGTTCAAGGATGGCTTCAACTTCTTGTAACTGTGCGAAGCGATGAGCTACGATACCAGGTAACTCACGGCTGTTCTTTTCCAGTATGCCTGACAAATATGTTTCCTTTCGGGCGGCCACCAGCTCTTGTTCAAAGTGAGTGATTGCAGGAACCACATTTGCAATGTTGTCTTTGACCTTGTTGTACCAACCGGCCATTTACTCTTCCCAATCTTCATCAAAATCTTCTTCATCGTATCCGTTTTCTTGACAATAGATACGTAGTGCTTGGTCAAATGTTTCACAGACACCGTATAGTTCGGTGCTGGCGATGCTGAGATCAACCAGTCCAGCATCATCTATTGTTGCGATAAATTGTGTCGCGCAGTCACGTTGGTCTCTGGCGGGCACATAGTTTTTTATGCCCGCCCAGATCTCTACCAACGCAACTGATTCAGTTGCATGTAGCTTCATGAGAGCCTCTTATTGTTCTTGTGAAGTTTCGTCTTCGGCGCTATTTATATCAGCGTCGTCCTCTACCACGTCATCAACATGATGTTTGTGATATTCGCTCATAATCATATCCAAGCAACCGTCAACGTTTCCTTCCCAATGCTTGCGGAATTCTTTGAATACTTCGCCAGTCTCTGGGCTAATATATTCAAGCTTGTTTCCAGTCTTAGTGAGAAGGCCTTTCCCTTCAAACAAATCGACCAAACCGCTGTATGGGTCCATGCCACCATCCCAAGGGATCTTGACCTGAACACTTTCAAACGGCTTGCTGTAACGTGTCTTCATGATCTTACACGCTGCGCGGATGCCATGAACCTGACTGGTTTTGTTACCGTCAGCATCTTCTTTCAGCTTGAGCTTACGCATTGCGACAACGATGCTGGCTGCATACACCATACCGCTACCACCTGAGATCTTGTCATCAGGATCGAACATGTCTTGGCTCTGGTACGTGTGGTTTGTACACACCATGCCGATATTGAGATCGCCAAACATGTTGACGCAGTTAGTAACCAGTGCTTTCAGCTGACGTGCTTTACGACCCATGTCGCCCTTCATGTCACCCTTGCTGAACTGGTCAACGTCCGTGGGTGTGAGCAACATGCCAAGACTGTCAACAACGAACAGGACCTTGGGACGTTCTTCCATTGGAATGTCAAGGTAATCTGCACGGTATTCTTTGACAAAGTCGTTGATCACTTTTGCTACTTCGTCGATCATAGCCATGTTCAACTTGAGTAGCTTGTCTTCACCAGTCTCAACACCAAGTGCATGAAGCCACGATTCGTCCAATGCATTTTCACTGTCAATCAAAACGACATACACGCCTTGTTCTTGTGCATTGCGAATCAAGTTGCCGGCAGCAATGAAACTCTTGCCTGCGCCACTTTCACCAGCGAACATGGTTACTTTGCCAAGTGGCACTCCTTTGTAGAAGTCGCCGCTGATAAGATTGTTGAGTGTGTAGTTACCTGTTGAAATCCAGGTATCAGGGTCACGGAAGCCTACACTGAGTCCCGCAACGCTTTTTGTGATATTTTTTCTAAACTTACTGATATCGAAAGCTCTAACCATTAATTTCTCCTCATTGATAAAGTAGGACGGGCCATCGCGGCCCGTCCCTGTTAGTTGAGTGTGAAATTAGCCGGCTTCCTTGCGAGCGCGGATCGCTGCAAGAATGTCCTTGGCATCCGTTCCACCAGACGATGGAGTTTCAACTGGCTGTTCAGCAGCGGTTGATGTTGTCTCCTCCGTCTGGTCATCCTCATCATCCTGAGCGGCTGTGGCAGGAGCAGCCTTGGGAGTTGAGGTTTCAGTGTGAGCGGAACGACTGCTCGCACCACTGTTAGGCGCCTCGACGCCATAGGGGCGGTAATACTCTGCAAATCGCTCTGGATCGTAAAGTTCACCGTCAACACTTGACTCAAACATCTGCATGATGATGTTGAGCTCTTCTTCGTTTGGCTTCTTGGGCATGAAGTCGACTAGATTGAACAGTCCGTGCTCTGCAATTGCGTCACGCTCTGCTTGGTCTAGGCTGCGCTCTTTACGTGCCCAATTGCTTGTGGTATAGTCTGCATACTGGCCCTTCTTGGTCTTTGTAATGCGGAAGTCAATACCCATATCATAGTCGGTTGGCAGATGCTCACCGAAGTCAGGATCCATGAGCGCACTCTGGATAATGTTGTAGATCTGTGGGCTCATAATGAATCGGCGAACTGGGTTCTCAGGTTCTTCGTCTTCAACGAAGGCACTCTTTACAACCAGACCTTGGAAAATGTAGCTGCGCTTTTTCCAATACTTGCGCGCGATGTCTTCCATGCTTGGGTCCTTGAACCAAGGACGAATCTCTTCATGAATTGGACACTTGCCCATGCCATTCCACATTTCAACACATGGTACCTTGACAGTGACGGGCTTACCCTCATCCTGTCCTTTGACGCCGCTGAATGTGAGATTGATCATCTGACGCTCGCGCCAGAAGTAATCGTTGCTATCGTCCCCATCAGGGAGGAAGCGTATTACTGATGTTTCATTTTCGGGGGTGTTCCAGTGTGGATAGATTGCGTTGTCACCGCCACCTGCTTTTCCACCTTTGTTCTTCTCTTGCGCGAGAAGTTTTGCTCGAATTTCTGCGAGTGTAGCCATTGTATTTCTCCTATATTAGCCTATATTTGTTACCGGTAATCCGGCTTATATTAGTTTCGAGACAAGCGAGTCTTATCTAACTCCTTGAATATACACAAAGAATCCAGCGTTGTCAACAACTACTTGATTTCCTGTGCACTTTTATTTATCAGAAGAAGCCTGCGAACTTAGGATGAGATCTGATAATCTCAAACTTTTTGTCATTCAATCCATCATGGATTTTGTCAGCATAGATCTCTAGCAGGTATTGATCTAGCGGTTCAATATGGCTTGTCGTTGGTCCTTGCCATGCATCCATTGCATCAGGCATTTCACGAATCTGCTGCTTGATTTTTTCAGCGGCTTCTTTTTGACCACTGTCTAATAGTTTATCGTATCTGTCCCAGAGCGCTTCTCTTTCGTCATTGTAATCTTCAATGAATTGGTGGAGGCTTTTGTAAATCTTGCCAAGCACGACAAATTCTTCACGCTCACGTTTGTGATCTTGTCCTCTTGATTTAGCGTTAGCATAGCCCCAGTTGAAAGGCATGATCTTGTAACGTTGTGACAATTTTGTTTGATCTATAACATAAACGATATCTGCCCAATTCTTAGCATAATTGATGTCGCGTGTGAGGCTAACACCTTTGAGCCAGAAGCTATCCTCATATTCAGGATGATCGTCTTTCAATCGTCTACCGTCTGGCCAGAACCGTTGAGTGGTTCTGCCTTCGATTCGATTTTCTTTTAGTTGCTTTACTGCATGATCGAAACGCACCCCATGATATAGGGGTGCGTCTCTGCCTTCAGTTATTTGATGTAGTCTCATGCGCCGAAGAGGGGGCGTGTGTCGCTGAGGCGGCTCAAAGTTTCGTCGATTCGATTTACTTCACTCTCGTATGTTGACTCTTCAAACCAACCCATGACCCATTCTTTGTTGGCTTCTGGGAAGCCATACAGGCCTAGGTCCTGGTCCTCTTCTGGAGTCTCTGGTGCTACGATCGCAAAGAACTGTTTGCTCTGCTCATCAGCGGCATCGCGATAACGTCCGACACGATCGTCATGACCGGCGTCTTCGGCACGGCGCGCTTTATCTTCATACTCGAGGTATTTCTTGACTGCCCTGATCGCACCCATCATTGCTTTTGGATCAATTTTCTTTTCTTCACCTAGTCCTTCACTCACCTGGCCATTTTGACGAACAACCTTAAGTGCTGCCGCCGCCATCTTGACGTGTTGTCCACCAACCTCATGGATCACATCTGCTGCCTGCATCAGCTTGTTAGCCAATACATC